AATCTGATATGTTTTTATTGGTTTGACATGAATTCTCTAAGTTATCCGACCCTCCACTCCACGTTCGACAGCACGTCCACGAAGTCTGTCCAGTCCGCCGCCCTCAGCAGCCAGATGACTCCCGGCGACACGTCGAGCCGCGCCCTCTCCGCCACAGGCCACACCTGGGTCTCGCCCAGCATGACCCTCGACACCGCCCTCTTCCCGAGACGGATGTCTGCGGCCTCGTCAAGTCTCATCGCCGGCCCCTCCCGTTATCACGTACAGCGTACCGGGATCCTTCTTTTCCAGAGCCGCATAGGCGGCCTCGTCAAGTATCACTATCGGAACTCCCCCGAGCGTGATGATCCTCGTCTTCAAATCCACAGTGACGGTTCTTCCGGCGGCTGACCCCGCGCAACCGACAGCCTCTTCTCCCGATTCCACGACCATTATAATGTCGCTCTCATACAGCCTCGAATTGCCGGAGGAATCCTTGAATATGATCTCCACGCCGTATGATCCAACGCCGAGTGCCCCAGCCGGGAAGAAGGCGGCCACCCTCGAACCCGTGACGGTCGTGTCCCTTCCCGGCACCTTGCTGAACGTGCCAACAAGCCTCAAGGCCACATCGGTGGCACCTGACAGGTCCAGAGGCTTGTAAACGCCGCTGTCCCTGTCGTAGACCGAGACCACCGCCTCGACCGTCAGGTCGTTGCCGTAGACGATCCGGATCTTTCTGTTGTCGTTACAATCGCATTTGCTCATATTTTAATTATTTGTATTATCTTTGTTCCGGTATCGCGCCCACAGGGTGCTACCCTCCCGTATCGCGCCCATAGGGTGCTACCGTCCGGCTATCGCGCCCAAAGGGTGCTGCGCCGGATGATTTTTTTTATCCTGACACGCCGAACCACATGCTTGCCCGCTGCGCCGCCCCCTTGTTCTGCAGCTCGACAGTCAGCGGCGTGACGTCCGAGTAGATGTAGCGCGGCACCTTTACACCGACAGTGTTGGTCAGTTCCATGGTCGTCGGCGACAGCGGCTTGGTCTGGTCGACGAGCGCCGTGAACGCCGGGTTGACATACCTGACCGCGATGCCGAACGTCTTCCGTGCCTTGTACGCGCCGCCGAACCCCCTTCTCACGTTGCTCTCCGCCGCCCACTGGGTATAGTTCCTCGACCACAGCTCCGCCTTCGTGTGGTTGGAGTCCTCCATGAACCTTTTGACGATGAAGTCGCGGATGTCGTCGTATTTCATCCTGAGCCTTCCGGACGACAGGCCGCCTGCGACGGCGAAGGCGGCGTGATCCGTGATTCTCTTGTCGCCCAGGGCGGCGAACCACCCCTTCTTTCCCATCCTCAGTTTGCCGCCGAGATTGGTCACCCCCGTCCTCTTCTTGTTCAGGCGCCGATACACCATCAGCACCGCCTCGTATTTGTCCGACGCGAGCAGCGGGTGGTAGACCACTATCGATTTGATGCTCTGCTGCTCCTCCTCGATCTCGCCGCGGGCGATGTACAGCTTCGGCCTGGCTATCAGCCTCGCCTGGCTGTCGATGACCTCCGAGGCCTTCGGAATCCAGAACTTGAAAGCGAACTTCTTGGCCGTGTCCGGTCCCGAGGCCGTGACCTCCGCCGAGGGGTCGCCCCCGGCGATGTAGAAGGCTTCCGCGGTCGGAGTGGCGAACCCTGCCGCCGCTCCGGGGTCGCCCTTGGGACCCTTGGGACCCTGAGGACCGATCGCTCCCCTGACACCCTGCGGCCCCTGCGGCCCCGTGTCGCCTATCTCTCCCTTCTGACCAGTGTCTCCTTTGTCTCCCTTGGGGCCAGGATCACCCTTGTCACCCTTTTCGCCTTTGTCTCCCTTGGGGCCAGGCTCTCCCTGCGGCCCCTGCGTTCCAGATGCCGCCCCCGATGTCGACGAGCCGGAAGGGATTTGTTTATAATCGCTTGTTGTCTTGATCTCCTTGTAAGCCAATGCCGCCGCCGGAAGGCTGATCATCGAGATGTCGATGTCGCCGGTCACAAGGTTGAAGCTGTACTCCTCGACAATGTAGTCAAGGTTGTCCGCGGACACATGGGTAGTCCTTACGAATTTCGGCAGCCGCCACGTTGGCTTTTTGAAGAACATCACCCCCGAAAGCCTCAACCTCGGGAGCGCCACCGATAGAGCGTTGTCAATTGCCATGAAGGTGTTGAAGTCCTGCTCTGTCACTATCGCGCCGGAGAGAAACTTCGTCTCCCGGATGACATTCTGCCTTCCGAATGCCATATCGCCGCCGAACGCAAGCTCTACCCCGTCCGCCGCCGTCCGCGCGTCGTTTTCGAGGACGACGCGGGTTGAGAGGCCGTCCGGGAAGTCAGCCACTTGCAGCCTGACATCCGCAAGCCATGCATCCGCCGTCCAGACGCTTGATCCATCACCCTTCCGCATGCATCTCGCGCTGAAGCTCCCCTGCGACGGGGTGAACCCCGCCGAGCCTACTTTCTGCGGAATGACAAAACTCAAGGAATACTCCGCAATCTCGGGAGTCAGCTCCGTATCGTTCGGGTAGTCAGAACCTGGATAGGATGTCGAGTATCCGCCGTTGGTGTCGAAATATATTGCGCGTGAAACGGAGCCGTTTTGGCCGGTTATGATCAAGCCCCATTGCAGCAGTGTCTTCCCCACGAAGAACCCCGTGTTGCGAGCCTTGAAGGTCAGCGTATAACGTCTTCCGGCGGCGAGTGACGTGAACAACACGCCTGCCACGCTGTCTATGCTCTCAGGGGTGCCGGACAGCTGGCTTGGTGGCACTGTCGTCAGCCTGACCGCCGCGCCGTAGTCAGATTCCTCCCACTTCGGCGTGCCTCCTGTCGTTTGGACATTCGACGAGTTGAATGCCTTTGCGACATTGGCGGCATGGATCTCCTCGCTCACCGTCAGTTCCTTCCTCGCCGGAACGATCTCCATCGCCAGGCTTCCGTTGGCGGCGAGATCTGACAGTCCGTCAAGTTTGCCGAATGTCAGGAAGCCCACATTGGCGCCGCTTACATCGGTCTCGCGCATGACCACCCAACTCTCGGTTGCGTAGTCAAGATATAAAACTGCATGAAGGGACTCAAGAACCGAGTTAAGCACGTCATAGCATGTCTCCCCCGCGAGGTGGTCGACGTTGACGGTCAGGAAGCTGAGGTGCTTTCTGTCACCTACCATTGAGCTTATGTATGCCACATCCATATCTTGCGCGGGCGATATGGAGATCCCCGTGATTTCAAGTAAATCCCTGATCAGCCATTCTACCTGGATGTCTCCCGTTGCCTTAAAAGTCGAGTTCTTCAGCTCGGCGAGGTTGTCCGTCGCCGTAAGCGTCACGTCATACGGCGCGTCCACCCATAGCGACGAGTAGAGTTCAGGCGTCACGAATCCCCGCCACACCTCCGTGCCGGAAAATAGCAGCGAGACGCGGTAGAGCGTCGGGTCGGACGTGTAGAGTTCGGCGAACTCATCCTCCGAAAGGCACTCCGCCGACCACGCGAGCGACGATCCGAGGATACATCCGGAGCGCTCGCGCCTCAGCGTAGCCGAGCCGCCAACGGCTCGGCGGTAAACCGCGCCGGTATAATCCTTCTTCGCAACGGAGATGGTGACCTCCGGGCCGTTGGCCGCGTCAAAGACAAACCTGTATAATTCCCCGTAAGCCATAATCAAGTCGTGTATCTTTTCCTGTTTGCCTCGTTGTTCAGGACTGCGACGAGCTTGGAGCCGTCCGCCTGGAGCGTCCCTGTCACGCGCAGGGTCATCTCCCTCTCCCAGCTCCGGTCTCCGGAGTTTCCATTGGAATATCCCGAACTTGCCACGGAGCTCGCCACATAGGATGTGCCGGTCGCGCTGTTTATCGCCGCCTGTAGCCCGGCCTTGGCCGCAGCGCCTACGGCAATGAGGGCGGCGCCGGCGGCTATCGCCGTGAAAGGGTTTGTCAGCATCGACTTGAACGCCTCGGAAGCCAGACCGGCGGACACCATAATCTCACCCATCTTGATCGCCGCCTCGGCCAAAGGCGTGAGGAGCGCGCTCATCATACCCGCACCGCTGATCTCGTCAAGTCCCGCCACGCAGTTCGCCAGGTACTGGATGGAGTCCGATATGCCGCCAACGATGGCGTCGTTCAGTGCCTTGTTGGCGTCATCCGTGGCCTTGATCATCTCGTCGAGAAAACCGTAGTATCGCTGAAAGCTGTCCGAGAGCTTTGACGGGTCAATCTTGGAGAGAAGTCCGTCAATGGCGGACGTGTCGAACTGCGTGAGCTGCTGGAGTCCCTTCAGGGCGGACTCGTCCAGGTTGATCCCGCCCATCAGCCCCTTGCCGTTGTCGGCGCGCGCAGTGAGGCTCGCGGACATCGACTTCAGCGGAGCGGCAATGTTGTCCATGGCCATCTTGTCGCGCAGCTCCAGCGCCTTGTCCATCTCGGCGTTGAACTTGGCGATCTCCGTCATCCCGGCTGCGACGGCCTTGTTTATCCCATCCCGCCACTTCTGGGCCGTCGCAGCCGCGCTGTTAGCAATCTCGTTTTGCAAGCTGGTCATCTCCCTGAGCCTCTGGTTAAGCTCCCTCGACGTGTCCTTGATGGCGGCATAGGCGTTCCGCTGCCTGTCCATATCCTCGACGGAGCTGCTCGCAAGGTCGTTCTGCGCCTTGATGTTATCGGCGAGCTTTTGCTGCATCGCGATCTGTTCGCCGCTTACCTTTTTTTGCAAAGCAATCGCGGCGGCCACGGCCTCCTGCCGCACCTGTGTAGTCTTGGACTTGTCCGAAGCTACAAGCATCAGCTCGGCCACCTTGGCAAGGTTGTCCTTCCACTGAATTGACTTGTCCTTCATGGCCTCCGTCGTGTCGAAGATCTCCTTTGCGTAGACCGTCGCCTTTGCGGCTGTCTTATTTGCTTCGGAAATGGCAGCCGCCACCCGTCTTGTGTTCCAAGCGGCTTCCATATCGCCACCATACAGCTTTCCGCTTAAATAAGCTCCGGCGGCAGTTTTGACAGTGGTCCAAAGTTTTGTCGCCCTGTCTTGCTGCGCCGCAGTCCATTTTCCGACGCCCGAAGCATCACTCACCGTCTGCGCGAAGGTGCTTTTCCACGCGTCCGACTGCAAGGTTTGCGATGTACCCTCAACCGTCTTGCGGTAGCGTTCAGCCTCTTCGTTAAGGACCTTGAACGCGGCTATCAGTCCTGTAAGCGCGATTCCGGCGATGGCTCCGGCGGCCACGCCCGCGCCCAGTGCGATCTTCTGAAAGGCCGACTCCCCCTGAGCGGAAAAGCCTTTCAGAAGTCCAGCCACGTTTTTAAGTTTAGAGCCGACCTCGGTTATGGCCCCGATGGGTATGCCCAACGAGTCCTCCACCTCGGCGGACACCTGTCCGACCGTCTTGGAAAACTCCTGCGTTGACTTCCTGGCCGCGGCCATCTCCTTCTTGAATCCGGAGGCGTCCGCGTCAACACTTACCTTTAGTTTTTTGCTTGCCATCTCACCAACCCTGCTTTTTTATCACATTCAACAGACGGCCTATCGACCGTTCCTTTTCATCGGGAGACATCTCCGGAGCTTTCGCCTCCTGGGCATCCCACGGCATCGGCCAGAACTCCGCCGGATCCCTTATCTGGTCTTTTCTCCGAAGCTGGACATTGAAGAGCCTCAACGCCGCTCCCCTCGCCAGCTCCCCAAGATGCCGGGCGTTAGCCTCCTCCCTGCGGCCATAGGCGCGGACCGCCTCCCAGAACTCGCCGACGGGCATGTCGTGGAACTCCGCGCGCGTCATCCCCAGAAGGCCGAAAGCCCAGCCCCGCACGTCAGCGATTGTGACGCTCGCGCGCGGGGCCGTGTCATCTACACTTTTTTTTTGTCGTCCTCCTGCCCTGAGGCTCCCGGGGACAACTCCCTGAAGATGGTGGCGACCGCCTCGGGAACCTCGACGAGCGAGTCCGGCGAGGCGCCGACATCCTCAGGTGTAACTCTCTCGGAGCTTCCCTCCTTACGCAGCCCCTCGTTGACACAGGCCGCCACCAAGGCCGTGCAGTCGGACGGGGACATCCTGTCGATGTTGATCAGACCGTCCATGGTGTCCCTACCCACATAGCCCAGATAGGCCGCAACGGCGTTAAAGTTCGCCGCCGCAGGATAAAACCTGCCGTTAACCTTGACCTCAACCATGGCTACGATTCTGGTGTCATAGCTCCCGACACCTTGAAGTTCATCGTCCAGCTCGCGGTGTCCTCTGAATTGGAGCTCTCTGTGTAGCCGGTGCAGACACAGTTGCCTGAATAGGACTTGCCGCCGGCACAGGAATAGACGAATGGAATGACCGCCGCCGAACCGGTCTTCAGGGCCATCTCGATCAATTCGTCACGTGTCAGCTTTGTAGTCGCTCCCGTCGTGGCAACCTCAACCATCCCCTGGGCGGCGAAAGTGACCTCCTGCCCGATGACCATTGACTGCTTATTGCCCTGGTCATCCTTTGTGATGCTCTCCTTTGTGGTCGGGGTGATCGTGAGATCATCCTGAGTGCGTCCGGCCAAAGTCTTGTTGTTCAGCTTGAACGCTATGTTGTAACCTTCTACCATAATATTTAAAAAAAATCTAATTGTATTGCGTTATCTGGAACCTGACCTCGCTGCGCCATATCCCCTCCACGCAAGTGTCGGAGCGGGACACCGTGAACGTCCTGAAGGTTCCGTCATTCATCGCTGCCAAAACAGCCTCCTCCACCTTGTCCGCCAGCGGCCTCGTGTCTGAAAAGGTCTTGCCATATACAGTGACCGGAAGGCTTGAGACAATCTTGTACACGCCATCCTTTGTGCGGAAATACTCCGGCGAATGCTCATAGACGGCATAAGGATAGGCATCTGTTTCCGCCTCATAAAGGGAGACGGGGACAATGTCCCTCACCGCCGCCACCAAAGCCTTTCCTATCCTGTCCTCAAATCCTGTCAAGATCATATCCCTGCTTTTTTAAAGAGTCCCTAAAACCATCCAAAAAGACATTCTCCCACCCCCCAGATGCGGCCTCGAAGAAGCGTTCAGGGAACTGCCCCATGTCGTTGCGCCTGAGCCTTCCGCTCGCCGATTTCCTGCTTTTGACAGGATAATCAAACCTGTGGCTCGGATCGCGCCGCGCGAGTGTGCCATAGTTCGCCCAGTATGCCTTGAACCAGTCACTGACCTTCTTCCCGTCCGGCTGGTGTCCCTGAGCCTCGTGGCCGTTATACAGACCCATAACCGCCCAAAAGTTGCCGTCCCTCGACATCTTGGCCTTCGACTTGATCAGCTTCTTCCAGCGTGAGGGTATCTGCCTTTTGAGCTTGGCCGCCACCTTCCGTCCGGCTGATGCCATAGCCTTCTTGCCGGCCTTCTGAAGCTCCTTCGGAGCGCCGTCAAACATACGGAGGACATCCTCGACGCCGTCTATCCTTATCGCCTTTGCCATATCACTCGATTGATCTGACGGACAACTTGCAGACCGGCGAAAGCCGCGACACGGGGTCAATCCCCTCGATGGAGTAGGGCACTCCGCCCACGATGACGCGCCACCTTGTCGTCAGTTCAGGAACCTTCCACATCGTCAGTGTCAAAGCCTGACCCTGCTCAAGGTTGCCGTTGTCAACCACCTCGTCGATGTCGCGCTCCACCTTTGCGAACACATCGCGGACACATTGCCAGTTATAGATCTTCTCACCGGTGTCACCGGCGGTGATCTCGCAGCGCTGCAGCCGCACCCTCGTGTCAAAATCGCCGATGCCCCAATTCTCCATACGTCACAGCTCATAGTTGCGGTAAGGCCGCAGAAGCGCGGCGGATGCCTTGGGGAGCGTCTCCACGCTGTCCAGCGGATTGCTGAACAACGAGGAGGCTATCAGGAGGATGGCGTTCATCAGGTCATCAGGCACCTGCTCCATTCCCGAAGTCCAGACGATCTCCGCCTCATCGCCCGTCACGGACGGGTCGAAGCGGACGGCGGACGATGACCGCAGCGCGGTCCAGCCCTCCGAAAGCAAAACCCCGTCCACCGCCACGGACTCCACCGCCAGAAGCGGGGAATCCAGGCGGATTTCGGGGGAAAAAGGGAATATGTCGGAGAAGCGGGATTTGAACACGACACGCCCGATCTGATGCTCGGCGGAGCGCACGGCGGCGCAGAGCTTCTGCCGCAGCTCGTCGTCCAGGTCACAGGAGGTGAGCCTCAGATGGCTTTTCAGCCTTCCGAGACCCTCCCAGAGCATGTCATCGTCAAAATCCCTTCTCATCTGTCTTAGTCGGTCGTAATGTCCACGATGGCCGCGAAGCTATTAGGCTCGACAACCTTGACATCGTTCCACGCGTTCAGCGTCGTGTAAACCTCGCCGGTGCGCGCGCCGGTGTATGGGTCGACAACAATGTCAATTCCACCCCATTGTCCGATGTAGAGATCCTGGAAGTTTCCGAAGATCAGAGCCGAACACTTGGTGGCCGCCGTGCCTTTGGTTAGATTCGCAGGCACGAGATTCGTCCAGTCAAACGGATAGCCGTTAAGGATTTTCGGTGCCTCGTTGGACAGAAGGAAGCGCGCTGTTCCCGACGCCATCTCTGTGACCTTCAAAACGCCGTTAACCTTTGCGTTTGAAAGGTATGCCAGGCTTCCACGGTTGGCGTTCTTTGAGTTAACCTCAGTCTCCAGCTCGACTATGTGCTTCCAGTCGATGGCGCCGCCGTTCGCTCCCATCGCCACAGTTCCGATTCCGGATGTGTTCAGAATGCCGGTAGGCTGATTGTCCTTCCCTGTGCCGGAGATGGCGGCCTTCTCCAAAAGGTTGGCGTGCGCGGAGGTAATCTTATCCAGAAGATCCTTCTCGACATCAAAGGAGGTCTGATGGAGCAGATCCTTGGTTATAGCCACCGAAACTGCTGATCTGTGAGGTGTCATCGACATCTTGGTGTAAGATGTCTTCTTGACATCTGTCTTGGTTGCCTCACCTTCCCACGACGCCTGAATGGCAGACGAGCTGATCGCCGTGAATGTGCCCACAAGATCAGTCAGCACAGTCGCTCCCAAACGAGCCACCACCAGCTTGTCCTTCAGGATGTCAAGATAGCGCCTCTCTCCCTCCTCTGTGAGGTTGCCTCCGTCGGCGGCGGTCGTGTAGTTCTGACCGCTTGCCGCACGGAGATAGGCGGACGGGATGACGTTTCCGCGCCGCTCCAAACCAAGGCGCTCATACTCCTGGGCGCCCATCTCGTCCACCTCTTTCTCGAGACCTGAAAGATTTTGGTTGATGATGCCATTGATGTAGCGCACCAACGAGAACGGCCTTCCGGCCATCCTCTGCCTTCTGTCAAGCTCCCTGTCGGCAGCCCGCTGCGCGGCGGCCTCTACAGCCTCCGCCTGTTCCAGCTCCAGCATCAGCGCCTTGACCTCCGCGACACCCTTCTTCAAGGCATCGGCGTTCTCAGGGCTGTTCTGGATGCCCTTGACCTCCGCGACCTTAGCCGCGAGATCCCTTCTGATTTCCGCTATTTTTCTCATGATTAAAAAATATATTAAAGCAGAGCTGCCTCCGCCATAGTTAATTGCCTTTCGACCTCAACCGCCAACGCCATAGTCTCCATGTCATCCTTTGACACCTGCGCCTCGTCATCCATCCGCCGCAGTTCGGCCATCTCCTCCTCCTGCGCCTCGATGGACTTCTTGAGAGCGTTCGGGTTCGCCGGGATATTGACCACGGAGACCTCGAGCAACTCCTGCCCGGCATAGTAGTATGTCGGGTTCTTACCGTCGACAGCCTCCTCTCCTTTGCCCCAGCTGCCCTTGCCTATCGGAAGGAATCCAACCGATACAGCCTTCAGACTGCCGAACAAAAGCTTGTTGTATATCTTGTCGGCCAGCTCGTTTATCTCCTTTGGCTCAAAGTCCACATCGACAAAAAGCTTCCCGTCCTTCGTGTAGGCTTTTCCCTTGCCTATGACGTTGTCGGGGTTCTCGGTGTCATTCCAGCCGCCATACACCTTGTGCTGGTAGCCGATGATGCCGTTGCGGTTGAACCGGTCAAGCGACCAGCCGTCCTGGTTCAGCACGGTGCCGTGCGAGTCCCTCGTGGAGTCCGACGCCAGGAACGTGATCCTCCTTGTATCCTTGCCTTTTGCCTCTACAACGGCGTTACCAGCAGTCCTGAAAAGTATCTTGTCCATATCACTCTGATTTTTTGTCAATCTCCTTGCCTACCACGCCTGAATTAAGCGGGTAGAGCATGTCGTCAAGCCCGTCCTTGTGCCGCAGTCCCTCAAGCTCCCTCACCTCGTTTCTCGACATGTATCCGTCAAGGATGGCGTTGTGGTAGTAGTTAGACCGCGCTGCGGTGTCACCCCTCAACAGGCCGCCAAGGCCGAACTCCACATCATAACGTCCGACTTCGTCCTCGAAGAACATCTTGGTCCTCAACTCCACCTCCAGGCGCTTGATGATCGGCCGCAGGGTATATTCGACAAACTGGATGGTCTGATGTTCGATGTTGCTGAAGGTTGCGTGCGAGAGCTCCGCTATCATGTGCGGCGGGATGTTCAGGATCCGCGCCACGTCCTGGATGGAGAGGGTCTCGCTCTGTATCAGCTGGGCGGCCACCGGGTTGACCGACAATTGCTTGTATTTTATGCCATATTCAAGAAGCGGAGTACCGAAATTGCCATCAGACGCGGCCTTGAAATGCTCGATAAACTTGTTGTAAGCATCATCCCCAAGGTTGCCGTCAGTCTCCAGCACCGCCCTGATATTGCCTTTCCGGGTGTAGAACTCGCTTCCGAACTTCTCCGTGGCAAGGTTCTTCCCCAAAGCGATGGCGTTATATATTACGGGGTTGACACCGGTAAGCCCATCGAGGGTCAGGAGCATGAAGTGCAGCATGTCATCATCGCTGTATGTCCCGTTCAGCCACGAGAAGGCGGGGTCGGCAATGAATACGCGATACCACCTCTTCCCTCCGGACAGCGTGGCCGTGACGTTGGACGGATGTACCTGATGGATGGACACCGGACTCCCGTCCGCACCACGGCGGATGACGGCATAGGCGTTGCCCCAGCCCTCCAGCCAGGTGGTGACGCAATTCCAGAAGTCGAAAGTGTTGGTGTAGTCGTTAGGTCTGACCGCGACGAGCCTGTAAGCCGGATGATCCTCAGCCGCCTCCTGCCCCTTGTCTGTCTTCCTCCGCACCGAGCGCGGAAGGGACGCTATATTCTCGGAGATCAGGCGGATGCCGGCGTAGAACGCCGTTATCTTCATCGCCGTCGAGTTGCAGACGTGTTGACCATAATCCACGGGCGGCGGAACTATGACACTGCCTGACGGGGCGACGGTCACCGACCGTCTCCTCGCACCTCCGAATATGCTGCTGAATATCGACATCGTCCGCAAGATAGCAAGCGGACGGCGTTAAAATGTGGAAAATTCTACCAAAGTCGAGTCTTATCTCCGAAATTCCCTCGAATGCCTGAACGTGTCATAGGACGGGAACCGCGGCTCCCCGAACTCGGACATGAATAGACCGTTAAGGTAGTCGAACACCTCGCGCCTCGAAGTGGTCTGTCTAACCGCCCGGCGGCGGCGCAGCTCCGCCCAGAACTCCCTGGCGAACCCGTCCCTTGTGACCAGCCGCCACACCCTCTCGTCAATCTCTCTCATATAACCCGTAAATCGTGGTTTGTATATATAATCTTGCTTTCCTGCCCGGAGGTGTCGTTGAGCCATCCGCCGATGGCATCAACAGTCGCCACAACTCCGTCGATCTTGTTGCGCGAGCGCACCTTGTCAAGCTTGATGTTGGCGTTCGGGTCGCGGTAGACCACGACGTTGCGGAACATCCACCGGATGACCGGATTCCCCAACAGGTCTATCTCGTGACGCAAGACCGCAGCCTCCAGCCACTTTGTCGGCACGGACATGTAGCGGATGTTCTGCTGGTACTCCATCAGGCGGTCGCAATACCGCCCGAACTTCGGCAGTATGTTCCAGATCGCCCATGGGTCATACGCTATCTTTTTGACATCGTACAAGTCCATCCACGAGATCAGCGTCTGAATATACCAGTCCTCGTCCAGCGTCTTGCCGGGCGTGACCACGAGCCAGCCCCTCTCCCTCCACTGCCTGTAGTCGACGCGGTCGGACATCTCCGCCACCTTGGACTCCGGCACGCAGAAGAGGTAGCGCACGGCCTTGAAGGCCGGGAACCAGAACGCCGCCGCCGTGATGTCATTCTTCGAGGCGAGGTCAAGGCCGACATAGCACTCCTGCCCGAGCAGGACGGAGGGGTCAAGCCCCCTGCCGTTAGCCGCCACATCGTCATCGCTAATCCACACCTCCGGGGCATCCACCCACATGTTCAGGTTCTTCGTGCAGAAGGCGGCGAGTGTGGAGCCTCCCTTCTTCTTTGCTTCCTGAAACTCGCTCTCCATATACTCCGGATAAAGCGAAACGCCGTAATTCGGGTTGACCTTGCGCCAGACCTCCGGGTTGTCCCAGCGGTCGCCCTCGTCCGGCTCAAAGAGCATTATGAAGTGGTTGTCCTTCTCCTGTATGCCGTTCATCACGTCTCGGAGGAACTCGAGGTCGCGGAAATACGGATAGCTCGTGTCCACACCGGCCGTGGAGATGGAGAACACAAGCGGCTGCCTCCTCGAACCTATACCCGTCTTTATTACGTCATAAATCTCGTTCGTCTTCCAGGCGTGCCGCTCGTCGCATATCGCGGCGTGAGGGTTGAGTCCATCCTTGTTCTTTGTGTCCTTTGTCAAAGGCTTGAATGCAGAGGCGCTCTGCGACCTGACGATGCTTCCACGGTAAATATCGGCGAGCGCTGTGAGGTCGCTGTTGCGCAGCAGCTCCTTGGCCGTGTCAAAGCAGATCTTAGCCTGCTCCTTGTCAACGGCGGCGGCGTACACCTCCGCGGCCGGCTCGCCGTCGAAAAGAAGCATATAGAGGGCGACGATCGCCGCGAATGTTGTCTTACCATTCTTCCTCGGGACATAGATGTCGGCATACTGGTAACGGCGTCGCTTTGTCGCCTTGCGATACCAGCCGAACACATTTGCGGCGACGAACAGCTGCCAGTCCTCCAGCCTTATAGCCTTCCCGGCAAACTCGCCCTTGAAATGCTTCAACGTTTGAGCGAAACGGACGAAACGCAGGAACTTGGAGGCGTCAAAGTACAGATCCGCCCTTTTCTTGTCATTCTCGTACCTTTCGCAAGCGAGCCGCACCATCCGACAGGATGGAACCGCGCCGGACACGATGTCCGCCGCGTACCTGTCAACCCTGTCCAGGTACTTACTGCTCATCAGGCCCACCTCCCTCCATTATCAGGTTGATGATCTTTACGGACGGGTCCTCACCCTCAACCCTCGTCTTGATCCTCTGACGGTCAACCGGGGACAGGCCGAAGTTAGACCCGATCTTCGCCACGTGGCTGAAGAATCTGTCCATGTGCCGGACGGACGGGTTCTCCACGGTGCCGCACACATTGCCGGCCTCGTCACGCTTGACCGTGTACATTCCGTTCTTCTCGACATCCGCCGCCGCGGTCATATACATGTCAAACTCCTTGGCGAACATCACCAGCTCTGGAAGGTATGCCTGCTCCAGGATACCCAAGGGTATGAGCTGGCGGCAGACGGAAAGATAAATCTTTCTTTGCCGCTCCGTCAGAAGCTTGTAAGACATCGTGCCGCACGCGGCCTGGATGCTGCCGACCTTCCGGCCTTCCAGGTTGCCGTCATTCTTGCGTCTGCAAGCCTGATAAGTCCCCTTTAACTTAGCGAGTTGCGCCGGCTGTTTTTTACGTCCGCTTCCAGTACCTCCCATAACTATTTAGTTTTTTTGCATCTTACAATTTCCCATGGCTATTTTCTGCACTCGCGTCTCCGAAACTGGGGGCGTGGTCTTGGCGAGAATCGGCGGAGAGATTCGAAGCCCCCTCCCCCCTCCGACCGAAAGCGCACGGCGCGCCGGACGCATCCGCGACCGCTCCTGCAATGGCGTTCGCGTGAGTTCTACGCCATTCAGCTATAACAGCTTTGTCCCTGTTACCTTTAGCGATGTTGCAAGCAGAGCAGAGGCTCTGGAGGTTGCTCTCGTCGAAGAAGTCACGGCACACCGGGAAAGGCGTGATGTGGTCAACGACCTCCGCCGCCTTCAGCCGTCCGTTCCTCGCGCACTCGGCGCAAAGAGGGTGCGACTGCCTGAACGCCCTGCTCAATCTCGTCCACCTGTATGTGTGGTACAAGTCACTTGACCTCTCGCGTTGATAGCCACCGCTATCAGCGTCTTTTCTTTTCTTCGAATCCCACGCAAGCGCCATATCTAAGCATCAATTAAACCTCCCGAACACCAGCATTGCCGCGTCCCGTGAATGCTCGGTTGTCCTTCCGGTGTAGCCGGTCACGGAGGCGAAGCTGTCACGCGCCCATTTCGTCGCTCCTTTTAAGGGAGCCACCATCTGGAACGGTATTCTCATCCTTTCCAGGAAATCCTCCCAGATCTTGGCATCACGCTTGATCGACCCGGCGCCAAGGCGGCGCGCCATCTCCTTGCGGACATCGTGTGTGTCAGGCACCCACCTGCGCTGCCTCGCGTCCTCAACTACAACGCGGATGTCCTGATATTCCGCCACAAGCCCAAGCACTCGAAACAAGGCCTCGTCTATCGTCACCGTGTCCAGCGACAGCAGCTCTCTCTTATCGGAGTCCCACACGGCTATCCCGGTGTTGACACCTGTATCAATTCCCACCCAGATCATGGCCTACCAGTTGTCCTCGTCTTTTACCTCCTCCTTCTTCGGACTAACCTTCCAGGGCTGGAGCGAGCCGATGAACGGAAGGCTGCGGACCTGTGTCTCGCTCATCCGCTCGAAATATTCCCGAGAGACCTGCGGCTTGACATAATGGCTTGAGCCGAAGCTCTGGTTCGCGCTCTCATATGCAGTTGCCAATAGCTGGACATGCTCCAACGGCTTCGTAGTCATCCCGCCGAGGCTGTGGTCGAATCTCTTGTAAGCGTCAACCACCGTCCCTCGATCGTTGTCGATGGGGATGACAACACAGCGGCGTGTCGCCGTGTCGCCCTGGATGTCCATAATCTTAGCCCCAGGAATTCTGTCCAGCTCAATTTTGATGTTAAAATTTCCCATATTCTTCCTTTTGACAATAATTTTAAATTAAAATCGGTCTCCGCCATTAGGGACGATTCGACCAAAAGAGACTCATTCGTCCTCCTCCCTCTCCTTGAACGCGTCGGACGGCTCGATATAGAGTGCCTCCTCCACGTGGCGCAGCCGGGTCCACAGGTTGCGCACCTGCTTGGATTTCTGCTGGAGCTCCAGGCGGTTGACTGACAGCCGGTCGTCCGTGTCCCGGCACAGCCACTCGATGCGCCGCCACAGCGCCGCTACATCATCCCTGAGGGAGTCGTACCTCCTCTCCAGCCTCCGCGCCGCCAGCACCCACAGGAGCAGGGCGGCGGCCACGGCCATCAACAGCAAAACCTCAATCATTTCCATTTTGTTTTATTTTTGTCGATCCGAGTCAGCCATAAGCCTACCTCCTTTTTGCAAACAAACCCTTGGAGCCCATCCTCCCGAACATCCAGTCATCCCCGACCGGGTCCGACTGCGCCACGGTCTTCTCCGTCTTGCCAGACAACGGCGCCGGCCTCGCGCACCCGCAGCCCCTCGACTGGCCGCTCCTCAAACTCTGGGCGTACACGACGCGCTCCTTCCCGCATTCGCACCGGCACACGCATGCCGTCCTTCTATGCCCGTCCGTTGACGTTTTGGTCGTCATCCCCAGCACTGTCCATCTCCCGAACCTCTGTCCGGTCATGTCTCCGAATTCTTTCCTTCTGCCCATCCTACCGCATCTTGAAAAACCTGATGAGAGCCTCCGCGTCTAACCCCGGCACGGCCTTGAAGTTGGCCACCGCCCTGTGGATCCTCTCCCTCTTCTCCTTGCCGTCCGGAGATCCGTCAACCCTCGAATAGTACAGTATCAGCAGCCGCACGATGTCATCGGCGTATGACTGCAACGCCTCCGTGCGCTCCAGTGCGCCCTCCGGGACACGGCACATCGCATAGTTGAACGTCTCGTCAAAGGCGGCCTCCAGTCCTTTCAGAAGACCGTTGATAGATTTTTTGGCGTCGTTGAACGCCTGCTTCTTCCGCTGCACGAGGCAGTTCCTCGCACCTATCGCGTCGAGGGCCCTCGCCATGCGCGCCCCCATCGTCTGTATGCCCCAGACCATCTCCAGCAGCACGCCCAGCGCGGCGTATCCCTCCGCGCTCAGGTCGGTGCCGGAATCGTTAATCAGTATGTTAGTCCTGTTAGTCATAATCATGTCCATCCTCAACCATCTGAATAATCCTGAATATCTCGTACGCCACCTCCGGCACCCAAGCGTTGCCGAGAGCCTTTATGGCCTCCCTTCGCCATCTCCCGAAAGGAATGGAGAGGTCAGCCACTCCAAAGGGTAGCCCATCATCTCCCCGACAAACAGGGGGTTGAGTTGGGAAGCCCTCCCATCCTTCGAACCGGGGGATCCGCCTCCCTCCGGGAACATCGCCTCGAAGTCCTCCGCGCGCATCCGCTTCTGGCCTTTGCCCGTCCGCTTCTTCAGCCCGTCCGCTATCGGGGTGTGGAGCAGCCTGTGGCACACCTCCAGCAGACCCTGCTGCCGGGAGTTCGGGTCCCTCCTCCTGTAGTCCTGCGCCACGGGACTCGGCATCAGCCCGTGGAACTCCAGCCAGTCCTCCAGCCCGTTCGGCCTCGTCTCCCCGACCGCCCTGGAGCAGAAGGTCACGTCCCCGGCCATCCGCAGCTCCGAAACCCTCCCCGGGTGCCTCACGCTCACGGCGAGCGGCGTCGGAAGGAGATTCAGCGAAGCCATGTCTGAAATTTTCAGCAATCCCGGGCGCTTTTTCCTTTCCCCTTTTAGTGTCCGGACACCGCCGTTCTCGTCCTTTGCGAGCGGTGTCGGGAGAAGGCCGTTGACCGCCATCGCCGTAAGGGAGCGGCCCATCTGGCTGTCCTTGTTGTAGGTCTTTGTGTACTTCTCCGCCTCTACGGCATTTGGCGTCGGCAAGATCACCGTGTAACCACCCATGATCTCCTGCGCCAGACACCCACTGTCCCCGCTCTTCGGCTCGCGCTTCGGAGACCCGATCTCCGCGTCCATGGCGGTCGGTGTCTTCAGCATCATGTCCGAAATCTTCCCTCCTCGCGACAAACCACACCCTGTCCCTCCTGTGCGGCGCTCCGACGGCACAAGCCGGTACAACAACCGGCTGGACGGTATATCCCGCGTCCTCGATGTCCCGGCAGATGCGGTCGAGGACGAATCTCCGCTCCGTTCTGTATAGATTTCCCTCCTCGAAAAGATCGTCTGTGCGGCCCATGTCAACCTCCTCGCCGGGGAGTACCATCGACGCGATCCCAAACACATTCTCACCCACGAACCAAGCGGGCCGGATCTCATTGATGGCACGAAGAGTCTCCGGCCAGAGGTAGCGGTCATCATCCGCTCCCCGGCGCTTCCCGGCCATGCTGAAGGGCTGGCAGGGGAACCCTGCGGTGAGGATGTCGACGCGTCCCCGCCACTCCGTGAAGTCTGTAGTCTTAATGTCATTGTATTCTTTTGATTTCGGGAACCAGTATCCCAGCACCTTGCGGCCAAACTCGTTTATGTCGCAGTGGAACAGGTTCTCCCATCCCAGCCACGCCGCGGCTATCTCGGCCCCTCCGATGCCGCTGAACAGCGACGCGTGTCTCATGACGCGCCGAATATCCGCCTCTCCCGCTCCAGATCCGCGTCGTCCAGACGGCGCATCCGTATGTCCCAGCCTGCACCCCTCGCCGCCAGAAGGTCGGTGAGCTTGTCGCGGGCCTCCTCCTCGGTGCGGAACCAGAAGCGGTCGACGCGCTGCCCGCGCTCCGCGCTGACGTAATATCTCTTGACTTCCATATCATTGTCTTTTTTAAATGTTTGTTTTACGGGCTGTCGCGGTGACGCCGCCGCCCAGAATTAAGCCTAAGCCACGCCGTCGGCGGCGGTGTCCAAAAGCACGAGGGGAGCCGCCACGTTCCTGATGTCCAGGATGCTGCTGTACGCGCAACTGATGCTGCCGTACGCGATCCACCCGTTGCCCTGGTTGAACCGGGAGCAACTCCAGACGTTGAAGCTAAAATCATCCAGAAGATCCGCCCCGTCTATCTCTCTTGCTAACTTGTCGATCTCGCCCTTCTGTTCTGTTATCTCCATCGCCGCCAGCAGGGTCGGCAGTCCGAACCTGCCTAACCGTTCGGAGGTGAATTGTGTGACAAACCTCGCCGCCGGGCTTCCCGCTTCGAGAAGCGCGGCGGTGGCCGCCTGGTTGTCCCTCAATCTCAGCGCGGCGGTCTCGGAAATTCCCGCGTCGAGCCACCTATCCCTGCCCTTTAGATCCAGCAACACCTCGTTGCTGTACTTCGGATAAATGAGGGCCTTCTGGCCGTTCAGGAGGTCGATCTCGATACCCTCGATGCATTCAAGCCTGTTCTGGCCCTCGCATCCGTCATTGTAGATAATCCTTGCCATAAAAAACTTTCTTTAATTCATGAATCCACGCCTCATAGCTCCAGCCCGTATTTCTTAGCCACCTGCCTGATGACATCGCGGCCATAGTCATTCTTCGTCTGCTCAAAGAACGTCCTCAGGGTGATGCTGTCAGTAGGATTGTACCCGTGTTCATCACACCATTGCCGCCTTCCGAACTCGCAGGAGCCGGTGAGGACGTGGTGCCAGTCGAACAGGTCGCCGTACGGCTCGTCAAGTGACGGGTGGGTCTTCACGAACTCCGCTATCCTCTCGTCCAGCGGCCTGTTCACCATCCATTTGGCCTCGACCGCCTCGACCGCCTCGTGCAGCGTGTCGCCGTGGGAAAAGAAGTTCCCACGCCTGGCAATCCAGCAGTCCATCAACGTCAAATCCCGGGACAGAACCGCGCCCGTGGCGACATTGCCACGCACGGCGTAGATAAGTGTTGACACGCGGTCGATGTCATAGACCTTGTGACCGGCGAACTCCTTGACGCCAGAGCCATAGCCATAGCCATAGCCATAGCCAGAGCCAGAGCCAGAGCCAGAGCCATCGCCATCGCCAGAGCCATCGCCATCGCCAGAGCCAGAGCCAGAGCCAGAGCCAGAGCCAGAGCCAGAGCCAGAGCCATAGCCATAGCCAGAGCCATAGCCATAGCCATCGCCATAGCCAGAGCCATAGCCTACTGCCAAAAACAGCCCGATGTCCCTCTCTATCGCTTCCATGCCTTCTTCGCCTCAATATTATTCGCAGCCCTTCCAGAGCAAGGGATGATCTGAACAGCGTTGGCAACTACCAGCTCAGGCACGGCCACCGTGATCTTGCTGTTGTCGTTGCAGCCTTCCTGCGAAAGCTGCTCCACGGCTGCCGCCCCTTCCCAATACCACACCTTGCGGGCGTTGGCAAGACGGACGTTCAGCCCGTTTGCATCACTGCTCACCTCTTTGACCTCGCCGAAGAAGACCCCGGCGCCATAGCATCTCACGATGCACTTCCTTCCGATGTAATTTTCCATCATTTTTGAATCATTAAAAGTTAAACAATCTGTCATAAACTCTGGCCCGGGGCGCGGACTCGAACCGCCTTTCAGCCTGCTTTACGGGTGTTGTGTCGTTTGTTGTTTCCACGTACTCCCGCCGTCCCGTGACGGCCTTCTCCCCGGGCTTCTCGCGGCTCGCGCCGGTACCCGTCCTCCGCTCCCCGGCGGGGAATCGAACGCCGCTCCGGCGCGCCGGAAGCATCCTCATTCCGGCCTTCGGGAAGTCCCTCGGGCGAACGCTCACCGCCGGCCCTCGGGTTGCACACATAATCAATAACACTAATGACTAATTCGCCGCGATAAGACCCGCGCGGCGGCGGGTTTGTCTCATACCTGCTTCGTTTTTCTCTTTCCTTGCCCGTTTCCCCGCCCTCTCGCAGACTTTCGTCCGCAAAACAAGGCTTTCCTCACCTCAACCCGAAAAACGCCGCCAAATCGCCTTATTTCTCCTCGCTCTCCTCAACCGGCCTTATCCACCAGTCGTTCAGGGTCCTCCCGACCTCTATCCGCCCCGAATCCCTCAACTCCGCCAGCCTGGAGAGAAGCTCGCTATCAGGCATCCCCCGACTATATGCCCAGAGCCTCAGGTCAAGAAGCAGGACGTGGCGGGGCAGGGCGTTCCGGCACCTCAACGCGGACACCCTCCGCCCGATCTCGTCAAGAACCCCCTCCATCGGCTCCTACCCTCATGTCGTCGCCAACCAACTCGACGTAGTTGCACATCGTGTGCAGCCTCGACCACACCCTGTCGCCGTAAGCCTTGCGGATTGTGGCGAAGCTGAAGTTGCTCGTTATGATCGTGAGCCGCCCGGGCGTGTCGCCCCGCAGCTCCAGGAACTCCCTCATCACCTCCTTGCGGTTGCCCATATAGAGCGTCTCGCGCGGCTCCGATCCGAGATCCTGGATCCCGATGATCCGCATAGACTGGAAGTAGGCCAGCGAGCCGTCCCTCGCGTAAGCGTCGCAGATCATCGCGGCTGACGGGTCGGAGAGACTCCACATCGACAGGGAGTCGCCACCGAAGGTGAACTTCGCGCCGAAGGCGGTCAGCATCATCTTCAGGATCCGCACCGCCGTGGTCTTGCCGCTCCCCGGGTTGCCGGCTATGTAAAGCCCGCGGCACGGGTCGCCGTCAACCCACGCGCCCGTGTCCGGGTCCTGGCACCGGAACGGGAGGTTCGCCGCCCACGCCGAGAGCGCCGAGTAGGCATCCGACCTGCCCGCCGTCACGCGGAAGCCGGGAACCATCTGACGCGCTATCCCCTCGAAGAGCCACCACGCGGCCTCGGACGTGTAGCCCGACGCACTCCTCCTTATCCTCGGATAGCTCTCCGGCACCTTAAGGTCGGAGACTATCTTGTCGATGTAATCCTTTGTCAGCATAGATTTATCTTTTTGAATATCCTGAACTTTTCCTTTGAACATGCCGCTAAAAATCGCCACGGTTCTTCCAGTCGGACGTGGCGTCCATGAACTTGCTCTCTCCGCCGGCGGCGGTCTTCGATGCGGCCCTCTCCGCGTCACTGCTCACCCAGATGCGCGCCTTGGCGTACAGGCTGAAGTACGGGTCGCCCTCGGCCCTTATGGCCTCGCTCCCCGGGCGGTGGGCGCACCAGTGGTCGAGAAATCTCGCCCTCTGCTCCGGGGACATGCGCAGACCTTCGGACTCCAGGCGCGCGGCGGCCCTGTCAAGAGCCTCGGACATCTTCTTCCTCTTTACCTCCGCTATCCTGTCCGGGGCGAAGCCGCACCACTCCCTCATGACCGACGAGACGTAGAAAAGGCTGTCCTTGTCCCTGGAGGGTACCGGGGCTGTCTCTTATACACATCTCCGAGCCCACGAGACAAGAGGCAATCTCGT